AAAATGTCTGATAGAATTAAAAAAACAACTGATGGTAACAAGTATTATTTAACAGAGGAAGGGATGTGGGTCAGAGATTTCACATCTGATCAATTTCCTTTTGTTGACCTGAATAATACTATAGACAACAAAGATTATTTTACCTTCTTGGAAAACGAAACAAAAAATAGTCTGGAAAAATGTGCTTGGATTGATAGCGAAAGTTTTCAAATGCGTGATGTTGTGATTGTTTCTGATGGTTATGGTTTTCAGAACAAACAGAAAATTCTTTCTAAATTGCCAAAGTCAACAACAATCATAGGTGTAAATGGTTCTTTGATAAAATGGAACCTAACCGATAGAGTCATGAACTGGTATGTGGTGAATAATCCATATAGAGAATGCATGAAATATCTTCCCAGAAGAAATCGTATCATGCCAAAATGCATAGCTTCATGCAGAACAAATCATCAATTTATGAGTGCGTACAAAGGAATAAAATATAAATATTATCCTGTCAATGAAAAGAAATATTCTGGATTTGGGTTAAAGGAAACCCAATGGCAGGTTGATGATTATAGGAACTCTATATGCGCCGCACTCAATATAGCTTATCGTTTTGGTGCTGAAAATATAATGTTATTTTGTTGTGATGACAGTTTTGATGGTGAAAGACCCGGTGCTATAAAACTTGAAAATGGATTATATGAATATCCACAACATTCTATAGCTCACGGAATAATTGATGGATTTTTCTATTGGATAAAAAATCATCCTCATTTTGAAACTAAATTAAGTGATCATTCAAGCACTAAAGAATATAAACATGCACCATATATAAGAGAGGAAGAATTACTTCCTTTTTTTCAACAAGGTGGTGAAAAATATGACTAGATGGAATTATAAAAACGATGATGATCCTTTTGGACCATTCAATTTCAGCGACTTCAAAAAATGGATGTCGCAGCAACAAGAAAACGGCAGATCAAGTATGGTCGGTGTTCAAGTTGAATCAAAAATACCCCTCAAAAAACTCGTTTCAAGAATTGAAACCCAAGATGGCGAATTACTTGAAGTGGCAAAAGATTTTAAGAAAAACGGTGGTAAAATCACAGAAGAAAACGGACATTACATGTATGTCGCTGTTGATAGCGGCTCATTTATGATCCACAAAATGCATTTGAAAAAATCAGATTGCTAAGTTTTTTTCCTGATCATTGTTATCTTCTGTGGCAATTGATTAGTGTTAATTTTGGGTATTGTTGTTTTTATGGTTATTTGAGGCTGCGAACTCAAAGGTATATTAGTGTAACCACGATCTTTGAGAGCAGCCCTTAAGTCTTCAAATTTATCGGCTGACTCGGCCCAAGGCTCCCAAAACATCCTGTTATCGTAAATTAATTGAACTAATTCATCTGTCATATTTGAAGGCAAGTTCAATATTTCAGGATTATCAAGCCTTGATGCGAGTATTTCTTTGCCCTTTGCAACAATTAAAATTTTGACAGATGATTTGTCTCTTCTGGCCAAATAAATATAAATGTTTGTGGTTTGATTAGCTGCCATGATTTTAATTACCTGAATTTTTTAGATTTTTATTGCTTAAAAAAAGCTCTTCTAGTAAAATTTCGATTACTAATTTAGTATAGTCGTCATTTGCATCAAATTGCTTGACGAATTCTTGCAATGCGTCAACCGTGGAATTAATTTCATTTTGGTGGTTTTTCATGATAGCTTTACCAGATTATGCGAAGATCAAAGATAATTACTGCATATCGTATTTTGGTTACAACAAAGAATATTTGACACAGCTTCGTCTTCTCAGGCCTCAAATGGAACAAGCCTTTCCCGGCATCAAAGTTTATCTTTGTTGCAGAGATGATCTCTTTTATTTATTTCATGGAGAACCAAGAACATTGGTTAAATCAAAACTTTTTGCAGAAAAGAATCAATTTGCTTATGTCAGAGAAATTTCTTATAAAGAAGGAGAACATCCAATTGAGCAGCTTTTTATCGAATCTGATTTGAAAATTAAACCAATATGCACTTCTTTTAGTAAATATGGACCAGCTAACCTTCTCACAAATGGCGTTTATCCAATAAATAGCTTAAATCACAAACAAATACAATTTTCATTAGAATATATTGCATCGAAAAATTGCACCTGCCAAATTAACAAAGACTGGAATAATTTTGAATGGATTGTGGGAGTTGAAAATGAATTATTGTACGAGGCTGCTTCTTCAGGAAAGAAAGTAACCCTCATTTCTAATGGAATTGGTGAAAATATTTTCAAGATGATGTTCCCGAAATCTGAAATCTTGAATATTCCTTTGTGAATGAATCACTTGTGCATAAATATGTAAGAGGTAGTTTTGATCCCTTTTTATCTCCAAGGAGAAAAATGAGCGTATTCAAGGTGAATTTGAATAACCTTACTCAAGGTAGTTTAGACTTAAATCCTGCAACAGGAGTAAAGTTTGTCGATTCAATTCAGCGCACCATTTATGTAACTGGTCCAAACAAAATTTATCGTAAACTTAATGATGGCGATCAGTTTACTGATTGCAATTATTGGAAAAGATTTGCTTATCCACAAGTTAGCTATGATCAGTCTTTCATTGAAGTCGTAACAGATGATGGTTCAATTTATAGCGACATTCCAGAAGAAAATACATATCCTTTGGTTTATAATTTCACTGTTCTTGATGGTGATGTTTATGTTGATCATGAAGCGGACATCGTTGACGACACAGGATCTCCAGCCAACTTCGTTCAGATTGCTTCAACTGATGCTGCTGGCGGTGATGTAAAAGTGAAGCTTAATGGTCTTGCTGGAGCAATTTTTGACCTTAAAGCCGGAGACACTCAAGTTTTCAACTATGGTGACCTTGCTGTAACCAAATTGAATTTTGAGAACACAAGTGGTTCTGATCAGACAGTTCAGGTTATCGTATCGGCAAGAAGCATTTGCTATAGCTGATTTTCATGATTAATCGTGTTAAGCCCGGCCTCTATTTCAAGGCTGGGCTTAACTATTTTAAGTCATGCAAGAATCAAGAAAAAACATGTCATTAAAGGAATTCAACGAGGCAAGAAATTCAATCTTGTTCATATCTGATTGGGGAGGGCTTGGAGATGTTCTTATTCATCGCTTAATATTTGATGATGTTAAAAAAATAATTCCAGAAGCAAAAATACACTTTTGTTGCCTTAATCAATATCAAGATGCAATAAAAGATCATCCTCTTGTTGATAAAATTATTTTCCCAGAAGACCTAAAAAAAGAAAAATATCTTGTTTTTTATCAAACTTGTGTGAAAACATCCAACAAGTACGAAAGTCATTATGGTAAAGAATGCAAACTACATCGTGCCGAAGTATGGGGGCTTTTTTGCGGTTATGAAATAAAAGATCCCAATATGCATTTTGATTTGCATAAGGGAAAAATTGCAATATACAAAAAAAGAATGCAAGAAATGGTAAAAGATGAAAAAAAACCAATCGTTGTATTCAGTCCTAAATCTGCAATTACAACCAAGTGTCTTCAGCCAAATCAAATAAAAGCTGTAATAGAAGAATTAATTGATTTCAATGTGTTTGTAATTGAAAAAAAAGAAGACAAAGAACTGAAAAAATTTAACATCAATACCATTTCAAACACAACAATTGATGAGTGGATTTACTACACGGCATGCGCCGATTATGTCGTAACTGTTGATACAGCAACATTCCATCTTGCTGGAGGTCTTGGAATACCAATGACTGGCATATTCACTTTCGCTAATGGAAAAACATATGGAAAATATTATGATTTTATTCTTGTGCAAAAACATATGGATGATGGAAATTGGGATTGCGGACCTTGTTACAATTATCGAATTTGTCCCAAGACACAAAAAGAACTAAAGCCTTGTTTGACAGAGTTGACAGAAAAGGAAATCAAAGAAGGCATAAATAAAATGTTCAAAAAATGGCCCATTTTGATTAGTTAATTTAATATTGCTAGAGATAACTATAATGATTGTGACGGTTTGCGTGGAGGGTGCTTGGGACAATTACTTAAACCCAATACAGTCAAAGTTGTGACCAAAGATGGAGAAATGCATGTGACCATCTCCTTGGAAATCACGATAAACCTTAACAGTGATAACCTTAAAGTTACTGCTGCTCCAAGTGTTGTTGTTCCACAAATGGAACAAAAGGTTGCAACTCAAAAAATTGAAGAGCCAATGTGGGAAATACCTGATTTTGCTCCCATGCCTAAAGTTGAATTTGGAAAGAAAGCGTAAAGGAGAATAAAAATGGCTAGTCATGGTTTTGATTGCGGAACATATAACTTGGTTCATTGTAACAGGGACAAAAATGGAAATTTTGAATATCACAGAGAAGTAAACGCATTCCTTGAAATGCCTTTGGAAAACAGATTCGTTTTCGACATGATGAAAAGGGCAGGAGTTCCTCTAATCGAGCGTGAAAAGAGAGCATACGCTCTTGGAGAAGCAGCAGTCAACATGACTTATACTATGAGTGCTTTAGAACTTAAAAGGCCAATGACACATGGTTGCGTTAACCCAAAAGAAAAAGACGCTTTCCAGATCATGAGCATCATGATTCATAGCCTAATCAATAATGTTCAAAAAGACGGCGAAACATTATATTATTGTGTTCCAGCAAATGCAGTCAATCAAGAAACAGATGCTGATTACCATCAAAGAATTCTCGATGCCATTTTCAAAGCTTACAAAAGTGAAACAGGATATAAGGTTGATGCACATCCAATCAATGAAGCACTCGCACTTGTTTATGCTGAATTGGGCAAGAAAGCATATACGGGAATTTCTGCAAGTTTTGGTGCTGGCATGGTAAACATTTGCTATGCGATGTATGGATCGCCAGTTTTTACTTTTGCTATTGTAAATTCAGGAGACTGGATTGATCGTCAAGCAGCCAAGGCAACTGGAGAAAGCATCAGTTTCATCAACAAGGAAAAAACCAAGATTGATTTGACAAAGCCTCCATCAACTCTTGTTGAAAGAGCGATTCACACACAATATCAACTCATGATTGAACATACCGTAAACGGTTTGAAAAAAGGATTTAGCGATGTTAACAAAACTGTAAGAACTGATGGTGAAGTTGATGTCGTAATTGCAGGAGGAACAAGTTCTCCTAATGGATTTACTGAATTGTTCAAGGAAACAATAAGTAAAGTTGAATTGCCAATTAAAATTGGCGATGTTATCAAGCCATCTGATCCATTGTATTCGGTGGCCAGAGGTTGCTTGGTAGCCGCAGAAGCATCGAAGTGAAGAATAGTCGTCTTCTTGTGGCGAATTAATTAGTGAACTGTATAGAAAGGTAAAGAATGAAAGTTAATCAGAAATGCATAAGCGACCTTGGTGCCGCTGCATATTTGCTAATGCATGATTTCAAGGTAATTGGTAGAAAAGGCAAAGATATTTATTTTATCCTTGACCATAAACATACATCTGAACAATTTGATCAATTTACTCTTGATTATTTGTCAAGTGAATTCCATCGATTTGATGCTTGCATCATGAGTCTCAAGAAAATCGGTGAATATAATTTTAATCCACATAATTTTCGATTTGTTACCGATCTTGGAGCAGCAGCTTATATTCTAATGCACAAATATAAAGTTGTTGGCAAGAGAGGAAAAGCAATTTACTTTGATGTGGACGATATTTCAGCAGATAAATTCGACGAAATAGCTTTGGAATACATAAGCAGCGATTTTCATAGATTCGATTCATGCCTTATGTCTTTGAAGAAAATCGGTGAATATATCAGCGAACAATATTAAAAAATTCAATATATAAAGTTAGAAATTGGCCAAAACCATCAAACAATGATGGAAGGTTGTAACACATATGTTGAAATCTCGTAAAATAACAGAAAAAATAAATTTGAATCTTGTAGAAGGACTACAGGAAGTTGAAAAACAGATTGATGACTTGGTTGACTCTTGGTCATCACTCTTGAAAAAGGAACTGATTACTGGAACAACAGATGTTGACAGAAACCTTTGGGATAAATTCAAAGATTTTATTGATAATGTAAGTATTACTCCTCAGGGATTGATACAAACAAAATCTCCTAGAAGAATGATTTTTGGCAAAAATCTTTCTCCAGACTTCAGTCAGTATTGGTCAGGGTCTTATCAAAAACCGAAAACCGCAGCAAATGATAAGACAGATTTCAAAAAGTTGTGGACTGGTAAGTATCAAAACAAAATGTCTCTTGAAGACTATAGAAATTTTCAAGAGATATTTTCCATGCTGTCAGAAGAATCAAATACTTCAAGTATTAAGATTTTCCAAATAATTGACAAACATGCAAATGAATTAAGAAAAAAATTGAAAGATTTATTTACAGTTGCAAGCAAATCTTCAAGTGCCATGCCAGCTTTGTCATATCAACTTTCCCCAAAAGAAATAGAATTGGTGAGACAAAAATCTGATACGGAAATTCCAAATGTTAAAAAAGCTATTGAAAAAGCTCCAATTGAAAAAGACGAAAAAGAAAAAGTTCTAAAAATTATAAATAAATATATAATAAAAGACCAAGAAAAAACAGACGATAAACAAAAACCAGTAGTTGGTAGTTCTTCAAGTTTTCGTGGCTTGAAAAAGACTTCAACTGAAACAAAGCCAACTGTATCAGGAAAAGAAGAAACAAAGCCAACTGTATCAGGAAAAGAAGAAACAAAGCCAACTGTATCAACTGAAACAAAGCCAACTGTATCGGGAAAAGAAGAAACAAAGACTGTTGAAGATAATTTAGAAAATGTTCCAGCAATAGTCAAAAGATTTGTTCATGTTTTAGAAAATCAAAAAAAGCTGAGTCAAGAAATAAAAGATACTTTGAAAAATTGGCCAAGTCGAATAGACGACTTTTATTCATTTGTAACAGATATTTTATTAGATGAAATCAAAAATTTGGAAACTAAGGAAAGAAAACATTTAAGAAAACAAATTGAAGAAACTGATAATCCAATAAATTTCCTTAAATTAGCTACAACTATATTGATGAAATTGGGAGATGATTAACTGCCTCCCTTGTTAATCATCTTCTTGTTAAATTCTTGCGCTTGTTTTGAGAGCGCAGCAAGAGTCGCTGGATCAACATATGGCGATGCTGAAGGATCAACTCCAATAATCATGGGATTATTGTTGGGTGTATTCTTTTTGACTTGATTGACTATATTTTCATATTCGGGATTATTTTCATCTATTACTTGCTCTTCAAGTAATCCAACTACAAATTGCATAGAATAAAAATTCTTACATCCAGTTAAATGATGCCTTGTAAATATTCCATCCTCATCTATTGATTCTACTATTCCAGTAAAGAAATCAGCAAATTGATGATCTTGTAAATTATTTTTGCCTATTCCGGTTGTCAAAACCGTGCATACTTTATTGACAAACTGTTCTTGTAATTTTTTAATTGTTGTAATTTTCATGTGTACAAACTATATCCTATGCTAAACCTATCAGTCTCAGAGTAAACACAATGCCAAAGAAGATTTTCAGAAATGCGAAACATTCTAAAATTCCAGCCTTCTTTGTCCCATGAAGTAACGATCTCTCCATCATCTGGATCACGATATCTGAAAAAAGATTTATTGCTCTCTCTTGCATAAGTGCAATATAACCTGAATCCTTTGTTGTTGCTATTAGTATGCCATCCCATGTATCCATTGTTTGGATACCAAATCCTACCACTTATGCCTATTTTTTTGATATTTTTGTCTTTTACATATCTGCTAATACGATTTGTCAGAAAATCAAAGTTTATATTGTTAAATTTGTATACATTGCAATCGTATGTTGCCACTTCTCTATCTTTTTCAAGATATTCTTGCAACGCCTTTTCATCAACCCTTGATAATGCAAACTCGTTAGTTATTTCTGACTTGTATAATTTACGCTCAACTTTTTTGGGTTCATAATTAATTGTATCTATGACCTTTTGCAACCCAGATAAGATTAATTCATCATCTACTTTTAATTCTTCGTAATTTTTGTCCATTTTGAATCTCCACTAAATTATAAGAGCAAAAAATAAAAAAATCAGATAAATAAAAAAGAGGTAAATTATGAGACAAATGAAACAAAATCGGCCACCAAAAAGCGATGATATTAAAGGCAATGTTGATCAAACAAAAATTGCCAGAGGCGCTTTACCAAGATTTAGTGGACAAGGCTATCATGCTGACAAAAGAGAAAAAAGAGCAAGTGATCAAAAAAGAAAAGAGCTTCGTAACGAAGTTGCTCCTGTAGGTTTCCCCACTTTTTCTGAATGGCTTAAAAATAATCATGGTGAAATTATGATGAAAATGCGAAAAGCATATTATTGGCTGGTTTAGCAGGTGCAGGTATTGGAGCGGGTTTAGGAGCGGCTGCGCCTCACACAAAAGATTATGATCCTAAAAATGCATTGCATCATGCGGTTGGAGCAAAACACACAGCCATGGATGCATTTTCAGATATGCCAATAGAAAAAAGAGTTGGATTAGGTGGGGCTCTTGGTGCCGCTGCTGGTGCTGGGGCGCTTGCTAGTGCGTTGAGAAAAAGAAAAGGTAACTGGATGAAAAAATAACTATTGCCATATATCGCTAAATGCGAAGTAATCTCCAACAGTACCCCTAGGCCCCGAATAATCAAGGGGCCTTTGGTTTTTGATGATGTAATGATGCAACATAGCTGGACTGTTCCTGACCAAAAACTCATTCCAATCGTTGTATCCTTTTGGTGGAATCACATACATTAGTTTTTCAGATGAGTTTTTGGCAGTTTCTAATGTTGCTATCATTGAACTCATCTTGGCCGTTCCGGCCTTTCCAGCATGATCTCTGTCTAGGCAAAGAACTGTTCTATAGTTTTTAAGAATCAATGCCTGCTTTTCACTCATGTTCTTGCCACCGCAAGCAACGGCATTTAGTTCTGCCTGTTTAAGGCTCAATGAGTTGAATTCACCTTCACAGATGTATACAAGACTTCCATCTTCTGGCCATTTTCCAGCCATAAATACAACATCTTCCTTGCCAACACCAACATCTTTAGGTGGGCCGAGATATTTGCATTTTGAATCGTGTAGCGCACGACCATTGTAATAAATTAATTTTCCCTTTTTGTCATAATATGGTATGACGATCCTGTTCTTATATCTCCCATCCACGCAAATATACAAACCATCAATTGGCAGTTTTCGACCATTCAAATAACCCTCTGCTTTTTGCCTCCATCTGTTATTGAGTCCAAGATCTGAAATTAAAAGACAACCACTGGGCATTGGCAGTCCAATTGGTTTTATGTCGAATTCTATAACAGGACCATCTTCTTTTAAGAACATTTCCTCCAATTCTTTCTCAAGATCACGGATGCTCCTGCTTCCATTTAACCTTGACAGAGCAGTGTCATGGTCACAGGAATCCACAATCATGATCAGTTTGACAAGGCTTCCTTTTTTATCAGTTTTGAAACAATGATATGCACCATTTTTACGCTTGAGCTTGCCGCCATCTGGGCTGCACCACAAGTGAAAATCATCGTCTCCCGGTTCAAATATACTGTGTATCCTAATTTCTGGACTACGAACCAAAACATTTTCATCGCCAAATCGATCTTTGGCCCATTTCTCAAAATGCTTGAAAGAAACACCCATTTCACTTCCCTTTATCAAACAATAATACTAAAATATCATATGGAAGAAAATAAACTAATTTGCGAACATATCTCTGTTTCAAGGAAACAAACTTGGGACTCTTGCCAGTTGGCATATAAATATCGCTACCACCTCAAGCTTGTTTCCGAAGAACCTGTGCAACCTTATTTCGGCTACGGAAAACTTGTCCATAAAATAGCAGAAGTTTATGTGGAAAATCAAGGCAAAAAACCAATTGAAGAAATCGCCTCTTCATGCATAAAAGGCGAAATTGTTGTCGAAGAAGGAAAGCCTCCTTTTGTTTTAGACACTGAATATAAAAGAAAACTTCCCGAACACATTAGAAACATCAAAAAAATAAGCGATACTATAGGATTTGATGGAGAACTCGAATGGATGTTCAAATATGACATGAATCCACCTGACAATCACATGATTACTGGCGTGATAGACAGACTGATTATTCGTGGCGACAAGTTTTTCATACTTGATTACAAAACAACTAAAAAAGGTAAGTGGCGTAAAAACGCAAGCACAATTGGAAAAGACTTGCAACTAAGATGCTATGCAAGAGTAGTCAATAAGCATTTTGGAGCTAAACCAGAGAACATCCGAGCAGCCCTATACTATTTGGATGGTGGCGATCTTATATCGACTAGGTTTACAGAAGAAAGCATCATGACGGCAGAACAAGAACTTCATGAAACATACAAGCATATTCGCTCAACAAATCCAGATGACACATATGGAAAAGTTGGCGATCAATGCCGAAGATGCGACTGGAGAAAAATCTGTCCAGCATTTAGGACTTCATAATTTTTCAGGGCAACAAAATATATTCTGGTCTGAATTCCTCTTTTGAACCACTATGATCTTTGATTTTAATTTGCTTGGCATTTCCGCTTACTTGTTTTTGATTAAGTAGGAATTCATATCCTTTTTGTTTTGACCAGAATTTATGAATTACAAACAATGGTGTAAAGTAACCTCTGCCAGTACCATCACGGTACTGGGTTCCCCAACATGTTCCTATATAACTACCATCATCATCTATAAGTCCTCCGCCACTCCTTCCGGGCCTTGGTGAATTATTGCGGGTAACCAAATCGTCGCCATCTATGCCAAGCATTTCAATGTCATAATGCGCTGTTTCTGTTCCAGAATCACAACCAACAGAATGTGAATGCTGACCCTTTACATACCTGTAATCCGAAGGGCCAATAGGAAAAAAGTTTGGTTCCCAGTCTGGTTTGAATGTAATCAGACCTGTATCTTGGCCATTAATGTAGCTATAGAAAATAACATTTGCATCATAAGATTTAGGAGCATCTAGTTTTTGGTCGTTGTGATACCAAACAATTACTTTACATTTCAAATTGCGTTTTTTGCCTTCTTCTGCATTCATTATGCCTTGTTCCCACAAGTGGCCACATGTAGCAACATATGCTGTTTTTTTGAAATTATCGAAATGAATTATTGTTCCTGATCCTGATGCTCCACCTACCATGATCTTTACAGAAGGAGCCAAATATTTCCTGAACTCAGGACCACGCCTAGCTATTGGTGCTGGATTTTCATTGCCGAACTTGTCTCTCTCAAGAATCGGCATCCTGTCAAAGGAATCAATATCAAAAAACCTTGGATTGTCTTGATATGAATTAACAGGAGTAATTGCAAAAATCCACAAAGCAAGAGAATAAATTAATTTTTTAAGCATTTGAACTCCACAATAATTTGTGTAAAATATATAGTATTGGAGAAAACAATCATGGCGACACTGACCGTTTCTCATCATCTTTACCTTACCAAGGAACAAAGATATGAACTGAATCAAGGCAAAGAAATAAAAACAGTTGGAGTTTGCGTACCAGTATGGTTCCAAAAAGGAAACACATCAGAACCAGCACAGGAAATTTTTTGTAAATACAAAATTTATAATCCGAAAACTGGCGCAAACATTAAACAAGACGATGAAGGATTTGAGATTTGGATGCCAAGCATCAATAAAGATGAAGAATACATTGAAGGAGAAGGAAAAATTGCCATCCAAAAGAAAATAGGAACTTCGGAAAATTTGCTTGATTATAAAGATGGAGGAGAATCTAAATGCGATTTCAAATTATATCAAAAATTGTTAATCAATGATTCTTTGCACCACCTTGTGCATTTTATTGAAATAAAGCCTATTGAAATTCTGCTTGACACTATGGGTTAGGGGCAATCGTGTAGTTGCAATGACATTTTCAGGTTAACACTATCTCCGCTTGCCAATGTTATAGAAGAACTAAGTGGCGCAGATGAGACAAGTGTTCCTGTGTTGTCGGTAGTTGTGACCATGAAAAGATTTTTAACAGGTCCGAATCCTGATGATGCTCCAGTATAAACCAGAGTTGGCGTTACTGCACGATAGATGCCTCCTATTGAAGTGATTGTGAATCCACTCGACGAACTTATTGGAATTCTGGCATATCCTCCAGATACTGGCTCATCAATCAATGATGAAATTGTATCATTAATTGAAATTGTTGTTCTGTTATCGAGTCCAAAGTAATAATTGTTTGGCAATATAGAGCCATCATTTGCAAAACATGCTGTTAAAAGAAACGCTTCGCCCAATTGATGAAGAGTATTGTGAATATTACGGTCTTCCCAAATGACTTTGCCATTCCTAATATGTTGAATTGTTTCTATTTTCAATATTCCACGCCAATTATTTGTCATTTGAAATCTCCAAGACTAAATTTTATTTGATTTTCTGGAGAAGAATAAATTAATTCTCTCACATTGAAACTCTTACCGTTAAAGTATTTATTACCCAAGAATTTTTCTCCTATTCCTTTTTTCATGTAGCAAATTGTAACATGAGGAATAAAAAAAGAATAAAAATTATCGAAATCTATGTTTTTTGAAAGTTTTTTGTTTACATCTATTATATCGTTGTTTGTTATTTCAACATATAAAACATCAAACTTACTGTTTGTCGTAAATAATTTTATATCACCTAATATACAATTAAATAAACTTTCTTCTACAATAGATTGTTTTATATTTCTTATAGATTGTTTTTTCAAATTACTTAAAACAGTAACATGAACATCGTGAACTCTACCGTACTGATCTCCGTTGATATATAAACAACTATCTTCAACTTGATCATAACACCAAGAAATAATTTCATCTGAAAGTAAATCTGGTAATTCAGCTATGATATAAGAATTATCCAAAAACATTTTGTATTTCTCCGCTTTCTTCTTCTGGATAATCCAAGAGTTTTTTGGAATTTCGTTTATTTTTAATTTCTTCCAACTTTGTTTTCTCAGAATTAATTTCTTTGTCGATTACCTTTAGTGTGTTGAAATAATCATATTTTTTGACTGATAATTCTAATTTTCTTTTCTCTTGATTTGATTCACGAATTGATCTCTTTTTTTCTAAAGATTCCACAACATCCAATGCACGGACAATCAATGACTTGGCATCATTGAGAGCAAAGTCATCTGGAGCATTCAACAACGCTTGACGAAGTGAATTCTTGAGTGCTTCGGTATTATTTTTCATTTTGTCTCCTAAACAATTCTATCCATCTCAAATTAGATTCACCAATAATCTTGAATCCAGAAACATCTCCTTCTTGAAGAGACTTAAGAAGATTTATTTTCTCTATTTTTACTTTCCATATATCTTGGTTTTCATCAATCGGAACATTCGTGAGGATTGTTCCTTTAGGAAGAAATGTTTTTATTCCCAAAGCTATTTGTTTTCTCTTATTTTCAAATAAGTCTCTATTCACTACAGGTTTCGACATGTACAAAGTTACCAATTGCTTAATTTTTGGGCTTTCCTTGAGTCTTTGCATTAAAGCCTGAATTTGATTCTTCATTCTTTCAGGCATTTCACTCAAAACAATATTTTCAATAACAAAAACATTTGTCTCTTTGAGTAAATCAAAACTTGAAACAAATTGATTTCCTATTTCAACACGAGCTTTTTCAGCAATCCATTTATCAGAAGGCAAAGCTTTTATCATAATTGGATGATTATCCCATTCAATTTTGCTCAATTCATTTTCTATTTTCAATACCATTTCTTCAAGGACAAATGTTGACTTATCAGTTAATGATTCGATTGCATAATCAACATCTTCAGGTTCTATTTCTTTTTTCAATATGTTTGATTGATAAAGCCAAAATTCAGATTCAATCAAATTGACAATTGATTCATCGAGAGAATTCTCAAAAATCCAATCTTCAATTTTTTGTATATGGTTTAATATTTTTTTTGAATTGCCTTGTTCAAGGCAAATCATAAAGGATTCTATAAAAGGATAATCCGCTTCTTCCAATGCATTTTTTATTTTTTCACAGTCTATAGTTCTTCTTAGAGCATCACGGCTTTTATCATCGCTTTTCATTACAAGTCCAGATAGCGATGTTGTCAAATTCTCACGATAAAAATCAAGAGACATTCTAACAGTTGTAAGTTGAATTGATTTTTTTGAGATATAGTCTGATAAATTTTTATACATTTTCAAAATCCAAATTCCCTGAGTAATTTGTCATACTTTCTTTCAGGTATGTAAGTATAACCACCATAGTATGAATCTTTTTCTGGTGCTAGAATATCAATTTCATCATCAGCTAGCAAATCTTCTGGAGAACCTTCCAAAAGTTGTTTTTTAATTTCTTCATAAACAGCATTCTTGATTATCTGAACTGATTCTTTTGGTCTTTCTGCTCCCATAGGCAAATCACGGAGAAGAGTATCACGAACATAAAGTGCTATGCACATTGCCATGATTGCATCATCGTGTTTGCCTTTTTGAGCCTGAGCCTTTCTTGTTACTTTATTATATTCAAAAGTTTGTAGCTCACAAACAAATCTCATACTGTTGATTCTGACTGTTTGATTAGTGAGCCTATTTTGCAAAGATTCAAGATAAAGTGATCTGTTAGATTGGCCTATCTTTATGCCCGGTTTCGCATTTGCGTTTTTGTTGTTTTCAAAATATAAGTTATCGTAATAAAGAGTGTGCTGCAAGGCGCTAAGAACAGCGGTGCCCGGACCCATATTCTCAACAACCACTAATGCGTTATTGTAAAATGTTGCAACCTCATTGATAACTTGGGAAAATTCGTGTGGGATGATTAGATTGGAATAAAATTCCACAACCTGTTCAAGAGTCGCTGTGTCAATGATATGAAAAACGCTGCTATCATTGTTTTCAGCCTGACCTTCAGCACAGTCGGCGGAAAGAATATACTCATGACCTTCAACAGGTTCTTTCCAAATCCACATAGCTCCCTTGTTATCGTCGTTATCAAGTTGAGCAACTCTTCCAGCTTGGTTTGCCCATTTGGGAAATAACTTACGACTTGGATAATTACTTCTTGTTTGTTCGGTCAAGCCGTTGATGATCTTGGCACTAAAATAAGTTTCTCCTGATCCTTGAAACTCACGCAAAACTTCTTGGCGAAAACCCTTTTCTCCAAGCTGCGCTTTTTGTTCAGATACCCAACTCTCATCGTTGTAGTCTGGATGTTCCCAATAATCGAGATCAATCACATGGAACTTGTTTAAGCGGTCTTTAGCTTCACGATAAGTTTGTTCATACCAGTTTCCCAAACCATTTACCGTTGAAATCAATGTGCATGAACCACCTGTTGAAAGAATGGGCCACATGGCTTTCCAGTGCTTTTCCATGTCATCAATGAACGCACATTCGTCAACAATAAGGAATGTTACTGATTTACCACGGGCGGCTTCTGGAGAGTAAAACTTCAAAGCAGAACCAGTATCAGTGAATTGCTTTAAGTGGTCGTTCCACTTTCCATCTTTCTTAGGCTTGAGCCATTCTGGCAAGTTTTCGCAAGCACGGTCTGCCATCATGCCGATGTCGGTGGCTTCACGATCTGTTTTGGAAATAAGCATGATTTGCTGGTCTAACTGAAACATGCATCTCCACAAACCCCACAAAAGAGTTACGGTAGTCAAACCGCCCTGACGGAATTTTGAAATAATATTGAAACGATTGGTCTCGTAATCGTATATGGTTTTTCTTTGGTATTTGAAAAGCACGAAAGGAATTAATCCACGCATTGGATGAAGAATTTTGACATACTTGTGACAAAAGTATGCAAAACTATCAGAGCATTTTATCATTTCCTTTTTGCGTCTGATAGGATCATATTTTTCAATATTTTCTAAAGGTTCATCAGGATCTATTTGCAATTCAAATTTGTCGAAGTTGTAATACTTTGGATCATACTGCAACCTTCCCATTTCTGGATCATAATTGCCTCCAGAACGATAATAATCATCCAAGCTTTTGAAATTACTTCTCCAGACGGAATCTTTTGCGCTTTTGAAATAACGGGTTTCTTCCATTTGCAT